GGTCATTCGCTCGCGATTTTTGGCTAGGCATAGGCCTTTGGGATTGGTTAAGTGATTGGGGGGTGGTTAATGATTGAAATTCGTGATCAAATTGAGCGGCGCGGTGTGGATTCGTTGGTGCCCTATGCGCGGAATTCGCGGACGCATAGCGAGGTTCAGGTGGCGCAGATCGCCACGCTGGATGCGACCGGCGAGCCTTTCCCGGCCATCACCGAGTAAGCAATGCCCCAAGCCTACGGCACCTTCACCGAATTCGCCGCCCACTTTGGCGTCTCGGCGCCCTATGTCTCGAAGCTGAAAAAGCAGGGGCGACTGGTGATGGTTACGGTCGACGGCAAGGAAATGGTCGATTTTGCGTTGTCGGAGAAGCTGATCCGCAACACCACCGACCCTGCCAAGGCGGACAACGGCGGCAACGCCAAGCCGGGCGCCGGTAGCCGCGTGGTGCAGGACGTCGGCGCCGGCAACAAGCTGGACCTGACCTACAAGCAGGCCCGCACCCACGAGGCCGCCTTCCGCGCCAAGCTCACCGAGCTGGAATTCCGCGAGCGAGAAGGCATGCTGGTCGAGGCCGACAAGATTCGCCGCTCGGCGGTGAGCCTGGCTGCCATGACCCGCAGCGCCTTCGAGAAGATCCCCGACAAGCTCGCCGACCGCCTGGCTGCCGAAGCCGAGCCGGCTGCCTGCCACGCCTTGCTTGTGGCCGAGATTGACCTGGTGCTCGCCGACCTCGCCGGCGCCTGCCGCAACTTCCAGATGCCAACCGGAGGCGACGATGGGCGCGGCTGAGCGCTTCGTCTTCGGCGGCATCGACGGCCACATGCTGATGGCCGACGCCTTCGCCGCCGGCTTCGAGCCGCCGCCCCGCCTCTCCGTCACCGCCTGGGCCGACGCGCACCGCCGTCTTCCGACCAAGGGCGCCGGGGAACCTGGCCCGTGGCGCACGACGCGGGTGCCGTATTCGGCCGAGATCATGGACTGCCTGTCGGCCGAGCATCCGGCCAAGCGCATTGTTTTCATGAAGTCGGTGCAGTCGGCCGGCACCGAGATGGGCAACAACTGGGTCGGCTGGTTCATCGACACTCAGAAAGCGCCGATGATGATCGTCCAGCCAACCCTTGACATGGCCGAACGCTGGTCCAAGCAGCGCCTGGCGGCGATGATCGAGGACTGCCCGAGCCTGCGCGCCAAGATCGCCCCGGCCCGGGCCCGGGATTCCGGCAACACCACGCTGCTCAAGGAATGGGCCGGCGGCGTCATGGTCATCAGCGGCGCCAACTCCGGCGCCAGCCTGCGCTCCATGCCGGCCCGCTACGTCTTCCTCGACGAAGTCGACGCCTACCCCCAGGAGCTGGAAGGGGAGGGCGACCCCATCAAGCTGGCCGAGGCCCGCACCACTACCTTCCCGCGGCGCAAGGTATTTCTGGTCAGTACGCCAACCATCGAAAGCCTGTCGCGCATCCACAAGGAATGGCTGGCCAGCGACCAACGCCGCTACCATGTCCCGTGCCCCCACTGCGGCCACGAACAGCCCCTCGTATGGGATAACCTGCGCTGGCCCAAGGGACAGCCCGACCAAGCCGTCTACCACTGCGCTGATTGCGGCGTTGGCATCGAAGAGCACCACAAGACCGCCATGATCGACGCCGGTCGCTGGATCGCATCCTTCCCCGAGCGTCCGGTTGCCGGCTTCCACATCAATGGTCTATACACCCCAACGGGACTCGGCCTCACCTGGGCAGAACTCGCCGCCGAATGGCTCGAAGCCGCCAAAGACCCGGCCCGGCAAAAAACCTTCATCAACCTGCGCCTCGGCGAAGTCGTCGCCGATCCCAACGAAAAGCTCGAAGCCGACGACATCCAGTCCCGCGCCGGCACCTACGCCGCCCGCGAAGTCCCCCTTGGATGCCTCGCCCTAACCGCTGGCGTCGACGTCCAGAAAGACCGTTTCGCCGTCCTCATCGTTGGCCACGGCAGGGGAGGCCAGCAGTGGGTCATCGACTACGTCGAACTCCCAGCCGACCCAACCACCGACCAAGCCTGGGAAACCCTCGATTCTCACCTGGCCCAGCCATTCACAAACTGCCGTGGCCTTCCCATGCGCCTGGCTATGACCGCCATCGACTCCGGCTATCTCACCGACCACGTTCTTGCCTACACCCGTATGAAGCGCGGCCGTGTTATCGCCGTAAAGGGCGCCAGCACCCCGGGCAAGCCCATCATAAACCGCCCCAGCAAACTCGACGTAACCGTTCGCGGCAAGACCATCAAGCACGGCGCCGAAGGCTGGCTGGTCGGTGGCGACACCGCCAAGCACCTCCTTTTCGCCATCCTCACGGCCGACGGCAAGCGGCCACTCGAACACGACCGCATGATCCACTTTCCCCAGGGGCTCGACGCCAGCTTCTACAGCCAACTAACAGCCGAAGTATGGGATCCCAACCGTCGCCGCTGGGTCAAGGTTCGGCCCCGCAACGAAGCCCTGGACACCTGGTGTTACGCACTGGCCGCCGCCCACCATCCATCCATGCGCATCCACATGTGGAAAGATCCTCAGTGGACAAAGCTGGAAGCGGCGCTGGAACCCGCCACCGGCGACCTATTCGCAGCACCCACAAAAACCGAGCCCGCCGCCAACGAGCGGCCGGCCACCCAGGAGGCCAACCCAAGGCCGACGCGCAGCGATCCATTCCGCACACTCGGCCGTGACGAGTGGTCATCGAGGCTATGAGCTGTGCGACAGAAACCAAAGAATCCTGGATCAGTGACATCCGCGCCGTACTAGTCGAACTAGGCCACACCGAACACAGTGCCCGCGACATGGCGCGGGCACTGTTCGGAGGACTGCAGCGCCTGCGCGGCGGCATGGAGCACTACATCCCTGCAGAAGATAGGGAACTGCGGGACGCGGCGATCCGCGCCGAATTCAACGGACGCAACCGGGACGAAGTCTGCCGCAAGTTCGGCATTGGAAAGTCACAGCTTTACGCCATCGTTCGGCGCTGATATTCCGGTTTCTTGGGAAGGAATCGGAAGCGCAACCCGGCATATTCGGTGGCATGAGTGCAGCCTCCGACCTTCTCGCCCTATACCTCGAAGCCGAGGCCAAGATCCTCAAGGGGCAATCCGCCACCATCGGCGACCGCTCCCTGACTCGCGCCAATCTCGCCGAAGTCCGCCGCGAGCGCGCCAACCTTGAGCGGCGAGTGCAGGCAGAATCCAACCAGGCATCCGGCATCGGCGGGCCGCGTTATTCGGTTGCTGACTTCTCGTGAACGTCATCGACCGCTTCATCGCCTATATTGCGCCCGGCGCCGCCGTCAATCGCGTCCGGCAGCGCAACATCCTGGCCGCCTATGAGGCCGCCAAGCCGAGCCGCCTGCGTCGCTTCTCCAAAGACCACGCCAGCGGCGATCTGCTGGCCCGCAACGAAGCGCGCCCCATTCGCGCCCAAGCCCGCGATCTCGACCAGAACCACGACCTGGCCCACGGCGCCCTGACCATCATGGTCAACAACATCGTCGGCCCCGGCGGCATCGGCATCGAGCCCCAGCCGCGTCGTGTCACGGGCGAAATCGACGAAGTCCTGGCGCAGCAACTCATCGACCTCTGGCGCGACTTCTGCCGCTTCCCCGAGGTCACCTACCAGCACAACATGGCCGCTTGCCAGCGCCTGGCCTGCCGCACCTGGCTGCGGGACGGAGAAGCCTTCGCCCAACTGCTCGAAGGCATGGTGCCGACCCTCGACCACCGCACCCGCGTCCCGCTCTCCATCGAACTCCTTGAGCCCGACATGGTGCCCACCGAGAACGAGATCGCCATCAAGGACGGCATGGGCGGCATTATCCGCAACGCCTGGGGGCAGGTCGTCGCCTATCGCGTTTACAAGACCCACCCCGGCGACAAATTCCTGTGGCAGCGGCCGTCCGACCTCAAGACGGTGCCCGCCGACCGCATGATTCACCTCAAGCTCGCCGACCGCATCGGCCAAAGCCGCGGCGTATCGGTCATGGCCAGCGTCATCACGCGGCTGGAAGACCTTAAGGACTACGAAGAGTCAGAGCGCGTCGCCGCCAAGATCGCCGCCTCCATGGCAGCCTACATAAAAAAGGGCGCGCCGGACATGTACGAGCCCCAGGTCGACGAATCCGGCAACAAAAAACCCCGCGATCTCCGCTTCCAGCCCGGCATGATCTTCGACGACCTCGGGCTTGGCGAAGAAATCGGCACCATCGACACCAATCGCCCCAACCCCAACCTGCAGACCTACCGCGACGGCCAGCTACGGGCAGCAGCGGCCGGCGTCGGTGCCAGCTACTCCAGCCTCTCGCGCAACTATAACGGCACCTATAGCGCCCAGCGCCAGGAACTCGTTGAGCAGTGGGTCAACTACCAGGCCCTGGCCGAAGCCTTTGCCGCCCAGTTCGTTCGCCCACTGTGGGAACGCTTCGTCGCATTGGCACAGGTATCCGGGGCCATCGAAGTGCCGCTCGACCTTATGCCCGGCAGCCTTGACGACGCCCTGTTCATCGGCCAGCAAATGCCGTGGATCGACCCCCTAAAGGAAGCCGAGGCGTTCTCTGCGATGGAAGACCGCGCCTATATGAGCGGGCCGGAAATCATCCGCCGTCGCGGCGCCAACCCCAAGGACGTCCTCGACCAGCAGGCCAAATGGCAGCGCCAGAAAAAGGACGCCGGGCTCGAATCGCCTGCGGACAAGCCGTCCGCCGCGCCCCAACCCAACCCCGGAGACCCCCTGCCATGAGCGAGTGGTACACCATCCAGGCCCGCGGCCCCAAGTCCGCCGAGGTCTTCATCTACGGCGACATCGGCGAGACATGGAACGAAGAATCCGTTACCGCCAAGAAGTTCGTTGACGAAATCAACGCCCTCGACGTCGCCAACCTCACCGTTCGCATCAACTCCGTCGGCGGCAGCGTTCCTGACGGCTTGGCCATCTACAACGCCCTGAAGCGCCACAAGGCAACCGTCACCACCAGCGTCGACGCCCTGGCCGCCTCCATCGCCAGCCTCATCGCCATGGCCGGCGACACCGTCGAAATCGCCGACAACGCGCTACTGATGATCCACGCGCCGTGGACCGTTGCCATGGGCAACTCCGCAGCCCTCCGCGAAACCGCCGACGTCCTCGACCGCTTTGCCAAGGCCATGGCCACCGCCTACCAACGCAGCGACGCCACCAGCCAGGAAGACATCCTCGCCCTACTCACCGACGGCGCTGACCACTGGTACACGGCGGAAGAAGCCGTCGCCGCTGGCTTTGCCGACCACACCGTCGCCTCCATCCCCATGGCCGCCAGCATGGCCGCCAGTTTCAGCGCCCGTTTCACGCCACCCGCAGCCCGGGTAGTGAATCCCCCCGCGGCTGCCGCCGCTCAACCCGATCCGAAAGGAAAAGCCATGACTGAAAAAGTCACCCCTCCGGCGGCCGAACCCAACGCCGCCAAACCCAACGCCAGCGACGAGTTTTCCGCTGCCCTGTCCATTGACGTCGATGACGTCAAGGCTCAGGCCCTGCAGCAGGAAGCCACCCGCCGCAACACCATCAAGGCCATCGCCAAGCCCTTCATGCAGCGCGCCGACCTGGCCGCCCTGACCAACGCGGCCCTCGACGATCCTGCGGTTTCCGTCGAAACCTTCCGCGCCAAGATTCTCTCCTCCATGGGGCGCGATGCGCAGCCCCTGGGCGGCGGCCTGGTCATGACCATCGAAGATGAGCACGACAAGTTCAAGGCTGCCGTGGCTTCCGGCATGATGATCCGCGCCGGCCTCACCGCCAACGACAGCACCAACGAATTCCGCGGCTACTCCCTCATGGAGCTGGCCCGTGCGTCGTTGCACCGCAAGAACATCAGCACCAATGGCATGGACAAGATGTCCGTCGTGGCAGCCGCCTTCACCCACGGCACCAGCGACTTCACCAACCTGCTCGCCGACGTCGCCACCAAGTCCATGCTCAAGGGCTACGACGAAGCCGACGAAACCTTCCAGCGCTGGACCAGTGTTGGCAACCTGCCCGACTTCAAGGCTGCCAAGCGCGTCGATCTCAACACCTTCCCCAGCCTCAACGTGGTCGAGCCGGGCGCAGAATACAAGTACGCCACCATCGGCGACCGCGGCGAAACCATCCAACTCGCCACCTACGGTAGCCTCTTCTCCATCACCCGCCAGGCCATCGTCAACGACGATCTCGACGTCTTCACCCGCCTGCCGAACAAGATGGGCCGCGCGGCCATCCGCACCGTCGGCAACCTGGTCTATGCCGTCCTCACCGGAAACCCGACCATGAGCGACGGCGTGGCACTCTTCCATGCCACCCACGCCAACCTGCTGACCGCCGCCGCCCTCGGCACCGCCAGCGTCGACGCGCTGGATGCCGCCATGGCCAAGCAGAAAGACGCCACCGGCAACACCCTCAATATCGGTCTGGCCTACCTCATCGTGCCGCGCGCCATCAAGGGCACGGCCATGCAGGTCGCAAATTCCGAGTTCGAGGTCGCCAGCGGCTCCAAGGCCAACACCGCGCCCAACTGGATGCGCGGCGCCTTTGAAGTCATCGCCGACGCCCGCCTCGACGCGAGTTCGGCCAGCAACTGGTTCGGCGTCGCCAACCCCAACCAATTCGACACCATCGAGGTCGCCTACCTCGACGGCCAGACCGCGCCGACCCTGGAGCAGCAGGGCGGCTGGACGGTCGACGGCGTCGAATTCAAGGTCCGCATGGACGCCGGCGTCAAGGCCCTCGATTGGCGCGGTCTGGCCAAGAACCCGAACTAACCCAGCAGCCTGACAACGGGCCGGCAAGTCCGGCCCAGATAGGAGAAGATCATGAAAGGTTTTGTGCAAACGGGTGATACCCTCACCCTCAAGCCAACCGCTGCCGTCTCTGCCGGCATCGGTTTTCAATTCGGCACCGGCCTCTTCGGCGTTGCCGTCAATGATGTCGCGGCCAATGCCGACGGTGCCTTCATCTGCGAAGGCGTGGTCGATATTGCCAAGACCGCCGGCCTCGCTGTATCGGCAGGCGACCGCGTCTTCTGGGATTCGGCGAACAAGGTCGTCAACAAGACAGTGACCGCCCAGCAGTGCGTCGGCATCTGCGTGGCATCGGCGTTGGCAGGCGACGCCACCGTGCGCATCAAGCTCGGCCACTACGTCCCGTCGGCCACCTGATGAGCGTCTTGGGCGACATCGAGTCCGACCTGTTCGACGCCGACATCGGCGCCGAACAGGTTACCCACCAGCCAGCCGCCGGCGGCCCGCCCGTCACCGGCCTGGCCATCCTCTCCCAGCCCGGCAGCGACTACTTCGGTGGCGCCCTGGCCGGCACCGACTACGCCCTGCGCTACCCCACCGCTACCTTCCCGAACATCGCCAAGGGCGACCGCATCACCATCGGCCGCGCCGAGTACCGGGTGCGCGAAGCCCCCAACGAAACCGCCGACGGCCTCGAAGCCACCGTCCCCCTCACCAAATCGTAGGAGCCAACCATGGCCGCAATGTCCGACTACCTGGAAAACAAGATCATCGACTGGCTTCTGCGCGGCCAGACCTTCACCCCGCCCGCCACCGCCTACGTCGCCCTGCTCACGGCCGCCCCCTCCGACACCGGCGGCGGCACCGAAGTCTCTGGCGGCAGCTACGCCCGCGTCTCCGTCTCCAGCGCGCTGGCCAACTGGGCCGGCACCCAATCCGCCGGCAGCACCACGGCCAGCAGCGGCACCGGCGGCACCACCAGCAACAACGGCAGCATCACCTTCCCTGCGCCCACGGCCAACTGGGGCACGGTGACCCACTTTGCCGTCTATGACGCCTCCACCGCCGGCAACCTGCTCTTCTGGGCGGCGCTGACCACCCCCAAGACCATCAACAACGGCGATGCGGCCCCCAGCTTCGCCGCCGGGGCACTGACCTTCCAGATCGACAACTGACCGACGGCAATGGCGGGCGATAGCTACTCCTGCCCCAGTGGCGAGACGATTTTCGCCGGGTGCATTGCCCCGGCGGCGTCTGCCATCGGCATCACGGATACCGCCTACCAGCGCGTCTACCAGCGGGTTGGGGCGAGCAAATCGCTTCCCGTCGCCGGAACCTACAGCGGCAGCCCGTACAAGATCCAGGCGCGGGCCTGCCCGGCCGGCACCGACCCGGCGGCCGGCGCCGTTGCCTACCCCTGGCAGATCCTGGCGCTGAACCCGACCGGCGGCACCTTCGCCGGCAACATCAGCGTCCCCCAGGGCGACGACTGGATCATGCAGGTGCGTGATGGAACCAACCACGCGCTCTCGGCCAGCGGCACGCATGCCTTCGGCGTCGGCATCGTCATCGGCCTGCTCGGCCAGTCGAACATGGAGAACTCATTCTCCAGCATCTTCGGCTGGCCCCTGGGCTCTCCCCATGCACTGGTCAAGTCCTCGACCACCACCCTGCAGCGCATCGGCGCGATCAAGGACAGCTTCCCGCCGAGTACCCTGTCGCCGACCTACGTCTCCTGGGATTCCATCGGCAGCACCGATGCCCGTGACCACGGCAACGCCATCGTCATCATGGCCAACGACCTCGTGGCCGCCAACAACGACTGCCCCGTGGTGCTGCTGACCTATGCCGCGTCGGGCACGACGAGCGCCCAATGGCAGCCCGGCGGCGCCTACCTCAACGCCTTTTTCACCGGCCTGGATTCCGTCGGCGGCGATTGTGAGGCCGTCATCTGGCTGCAGGGCGAGACGGATGCCCAGACCGGCGTCAGCGCCGCCACCTACCAGAGCAACCTGCAGGCGATTTTCGACGCCATCAAGGCGCACACCGGCCGCAGCAGCGGCTTCCACTTCGGCACCGTCGTCGTCGGCCCGGCCATGGCCTCGGCGGGCGCCTGGGGGTCTGCCTGGGCGACGGAAGGCAACCTGGCTCCGATCCGCAAGGCGCAATTGGATTTCGTCGCCGCCAACGCCGGCGGCGGCGCCTTCCTGGCCGGCACGGACATCGACGGCAATCTGGCCGGCGCCTCGGCCGTGCACATCGACCAGACCAGCCTGTTTCGCCAGGGCCGGCGCTACACCGAAGCGCTCAAGCGCCGCTTCGCCGGCGCCGCCAACGGCATCGAAGGCCCGGCCATCGCCTCGGCCTCGCGCTCGGGCACGACCATCACCGTCAGCATCAACCAGCACGGCGGAACAGCACTACAGGACGGGGCCGGCGGCTCCGGCGGATCGCTCCAGGGCTTCCGGGTGTTCGACGGCGGCACCCCTGCAACGATCAGCAGCACCGCCATCAGCGGCAATACGGTGGTCCTGACGCTCGCCGCCACGCCGACCGGCACCGTGACGCTGGACTACGCCATGGCCAACGCCCCCTTCGGCAGCACCACCGCCGCCGCTGCCGTGCTCTACGACAACCAGTCCATCCCCGGCGACAGCCTCGGCCTGCCGCTGCAACCCCGTCAACTGCTTACCGTTTCCTGAGGACGCCCCATGCTTGGCAACTGGATTCGTCAAACCACCACCACTACCGGCACGGGCAACCTCACGCTGGCTGCTGTCACCGGGTTCCCCCAATTCACCGACCAGTTCAGTACGACGGAATATTTCTACTACGCCATCCTGAACGATTCGGACGGCACGCCCATTGAGTCCGGCATCGGGCACCTCTCGTCCTCGACCGTGCTGGTGCGGGACAAGGTGCTGGCCACCTACGTCAGCGGCACTTACAGCGACAACGACCCGTCGGCCGTCTCCCTGGCGGCGGGCACCAAGCGCGTGATATGTGCCATGGAGCAGGGGGGCGCCCAGCCCGTGGCGCCCAACATCAATTCCGTGACGAGCTACCGCCTGCTCTACCCGACCGGCTGGATCGTCGGCGGATCTGCCCCATCGGCCGCCGTCATCGCTGACATCGTCTATTACGTTCCGATACTGATTGCCTGCCCGCGCACCCTGGACGCCATCCAGTTCCGCGTGTCCTCGGTGGGGGCGGGATCATCAGTGATTGTCGGGATCTACAACTCCACCTTGGACGGAAAACCGAATTCCCGCATCGACCAGAGCGCGTCCATCGCCACCCACACGGCGGTCGGCGTCAAGGTCGGTGCCCTGACCAAGCGCCGTTACAAACCGGGGCTGTATTTCCTGGCCCTGTCGGCGACCGGCGGCACCCCGACCCTCAACCAGGGGAGCGCCAGCGGCCAGGTCAACCACATTTTTGGCGGCGACATCAACATGCTCGCCAGCATCGTGGCGTTCTACGAATCGACGACGGCCGGGGCGCTGCCGGCGACGGCGGGCGTCACCTCCGGTGTGCGCATGATCAATGAAACCCCGCTGCTGGCTCTGCGGGTGGCCTGACCATGTCCTTCGGCCTGTCCCCGTTTGGCCTGTCCCCGTTTGGCCTGGCGGTCGAGGAAACGGCAGGTGGCGGTGGCCCAGCGGCCATGTCCGGCGCCGCCGTGGCGGCGGCTGCCGCCGCGGGCGCTCTTACCACCGCCATCCGCCTCGCCGGCACCGCGGCGGCCGTGGCGACGGCCACCGGCACCCTGTTGTCGCTGCCGACCCTCACCTCATCGCCGCTGAAGAACAACACCGGCACCCTGCTCGCCAACGAGACCGGCGCCACCGCCTACATCAACACCGCCGCCACCAACGTCCTCGTGCTCACCAAGACGGGGCAGACGACGAACTCTTCCGGCGTCATGACCATTCCCGACGCCGGGCTCACCTTGGGCGCCAGCTACCGGGTCGTCTACAAGCTCGCCTCGGGGGCCGAAGGCATGGAAACCCTGGTCGCGTCATGAGCTGCCGCGTCGATACCGCCTCCTGGATCAGCGGCGCCTGCCTGGTCGGCAACCGCGGCCTCGGCGTGCGCGGCGACGCGGTGCCGAGCAGCGGCGATTCCGGTCCGGCGCCGCTCTATAACGACATCACCCTGCCGGCCGATGCCGCCGCCGAGGTGCGAGCCCTGGTCCTCACCCTGCCCAGCGCCGGCACCCTGGCCGTGTACGAGGATTCCAGCTTCGTCTTCGCCGGCGCGCCGGACGGCACCTATACCTGGACCTACCAGGCCTACAAGGACGGCGCCACCCTCGGCTCGCCCAACACCGTCACCCTGACCGTCGGCGCTGCCGTCCTGGCCGGCGCCGCCACGGCCTCGGCCGCGTCCGCCGGGACGCTGACCACGCAGATCCGCATCGCCGCGACCGCTGCGGCCACTGCCGCCGCCAGCGGTGCCCTGACCGCCCCGGGCTCGGGCCTCGCCGCCGCCGCTGCTGCCCAGGCCAGCGCCAGCGGAACGCTCACCACCGCCATTACCCTGGCTGCCGCCGCCACGGCCACCGCCACCGCCGCCGGCAGTATCACCCCGCCCGGCGCCGCCCTGGCCGGCGGCGCCATCGCCGCCGTCTTCGCCGCGGGCAGCCTGACCACCGCCATCCGCCTCGCCGCCGCCGCCGCGGCGCGGGCCAGCGCCGCCGCCGACCTCACCGGCGGCAGTTCGCCCAGCCTCGGCGCCGCCGACATCGACCCCGCCTACCTAATTCACACCGCCCGCAACTTCACCGTCCGAGCCCGCCATGGATCAACGCTTCAGTAACGCCTACATCGGCGAGAAAGTGGTCCTCACCTTCGACTACAGCGCCGAGCTGGAAGCCGGCGAGACCCTCGTCGGCACGCCCAGCGTCGACGTCAAGGTCACCTTGGGCAGCGATCCGGCACCGGGCGACGTCACCAACGGCGCCCCGGGCATCGTCGGCAGCGCCGTCCTGCTGCCCATCGACCCCACCGTCGGCGGCGTCGAGTACCGCTTCAAGATGCTCGCCCCGACCAGCAACCCCCTCAAGCTGCTGGCCTGCGTCGGCAAGCTCTACGTCGAGGCGGAGCCGGCATGAGCGCCTCCCGCAGCGAAACCATCCTGGCCCGCGTCTCCGCCGCGCTGGCCAATGCCACGCCCGCCCGCCGTGCGGTCTATCGCTACCGGGGCGAATCCTTCGCCCCGGCCGAGCTGCCCGCCATCGTCGTGCGCCGCGTCGCCACCACCATCGACGCCGCCAGCTTCGATAACGATCAGGTCACCACCCAGTTCGATCTCGAGTGTCTGGTCGCGGCAGGCGAGGGCACAGAAACCGCTGCCGACGCCCTGCATGTGGCCGCCCACACCGTGCTCCAGGCCGATGCCGTGCTCGCCAGTCTCGGCAAGGCCACCCTGCGCTGCACTGGCACCGACAGCGACACCGATGTCGCCGACGTCGAAATGACGCGGCTCGTCGCCCACTACACCATCGACGCCTGGGTTCTCCAGGTCGATTTATCCACCCCGGTCTAAAGGAGAACCACCATGACCATTCGCACCAACGCCGGCCTCAAGCTGTTCATGCAATCGGCCATCGCCGCCGCCGTCACCATCACCTCCGTCACCAAGGCGGCGCCCGGCGTCATCACCACCAGCGCCGCCCACGGCCTGTCCAACGGCGACGTCATCCTGCTCTCCACCCAGGGCATGGTCGAACTCAACGGCCGCCTGTTCAAGGTCATTTCCGCATCGGGATCGACCCTGTCCCTGGCCGACGTCGATGGCGTCACCGGCATCGACACCACCAACTACAACACCTTCACCTCGGGCAGCCTGCAGAAGGTGACGCTGGGCACCTCGATCACCGGCTGCCAGGAGTTCGGCTTCGCCGGGGGCGACATCAAGACCACCGACACCACCACGGTGCACGACCTGCAAGACACCCAGATCGTCGTCGGCGCCAACGCCATGAGCGCCGACATGACCATGCAGTGGGATCCCAGCGCCACCGCCCAGCAGGCCATGATCGCCGCCTTCCAGACCCGCGCCAACAAGGGCTTCAAGATCGTTTGGCCGGATGGTGCCTTCGCCCTGTGGTACGGCACCGTCGGCTACACCGGCGCGCCCGGCGGTGGCAAGCAGGGCGTCACTACCAGCCCGGCCAAGATCACCATGCTCGGCGCCCTGACCATCTGCGCCCAATGAAGACCGTCACCCTGCAACGCTTCCAGAAAGCGCGGGAGCAGCGCGTCGAGGCGGGTGGCTACGTCATCATCATCCGCCGCCCGTCGCCCTACGAAATCGAAGGCGCCAGGGTCCGCGGCGAGAGCCATGGCCTCGACTTCGCCTGCGCCTTCGTCGCCGGCTGGGAGGACGTCCTGGAATCCGACATCCTGCCCGGCGGCGATCCCGAGCCGGTGGGCTTCGACGCCGACGTTTTTCGCGCCTGGATCAAGGAGCGCCCGGAACTCTGGGCGCCGCTCATCGACGGCGTGGTCAGTGCCTACAACACCTGGGCGGAGGCGCGTGAGAAAAAGGGAAACGCCTAGAGGCCTGGCTGGCCACCTTGAACCGGCCAGGCCTCCCTCCCGGTCCATTCCCGCCGGAATGGACGATGGCACTGGAAGCCTGGCGTCTGCTGGGCGGCATGGATTGGCAGGGGATTCCCTGGGTGGTGCGCCATCTTGGCGTGCCGGATGAAGATGAGCTGACGCTGGACCTGATCGAGCTGCGGAACCGACTGCATGGCTGACAACAAGACCGAAATCATCCTCAGCGCCCGCGACGATACGCGGGCCGCCTTCGCCTCCATAGAAAGCGGCCTCGGCCGGCTCACCGGCTCCAGCGTCAAGCTCGGCGACAGCTTCAAGGGCGTCGCCCTGGCGGCGGCCGGCCTGGCCGGCATCGGCTCCTTCGCCGTCCTCAAGGGCAAGATCGAGGACGCCATCGGGTCCATGGCCGACTTGAAGGAAATGTCCGAGAAGACCGGCGCCAGCGTCGAAAATCTAAGCGCCTTGAAGGGCGTCGCCAAGATCGGCGGGCGCGACTTCGACGCCATCAGCGACCAGCTCGTCAAATTCAACAAAGCCCTGCACGGCACAGACGACGAATCCAAGGGCGCCGGCAAGGCCCTGGCCGCGCTGGGGCTGGACATCCAGAAACTGCGCGAGATGGACCCGGCCGCCGCCTTCGTCGAACTCGCCCGCGCCCAGGAAAAATTCGCCGACGGCGGCGGAAAGTCGGCCGCCATGGTTGCCATTCTCGGCAAGTCCGGCGCCCAGGCCATCCCCTACCTGCACGACCTGGCGGACCAGATGCAGCTCGTCGGCAAGGTCACCGCCGACCAGGCCAAGGCCGCCGACGACTACGAGAAAAACCTCAAGCGCCTCAATGCCGCCTGGAGCGCGCTCTCCCGGCAGTTGGCCGGGTCGGTCATCGGCCCCCTCAAGGACATCACCGACTGGATGGTCAAGGCCCAGAAGGAAGGCGGCGCCGTCGAGGCCGTCTTCATGGGCATCGGCGCCGCGGTGGTCAAGGCCTTCGGCGGCGAGATCAACCCCGCCAAGATCATGGAGCAGGACGTCGCCAAGGCCTTCGCCGAAGTGCGTCGACTGGATGCGCTCTCCAAAAAAACACAGGCCGACATCGAGGCCGGCAACTTCGGCATTTTGGGCGAGGCCTTCAGCCGGGGCCGCCTCAAGGATATCAACGCCGACCTGGCCGCCGCCGAACGCCGCCTCAAGTCCCTCACCGCCGCCAACCAGAAGCGCGTCAAGGACGAAATCGCTGCCGACCGGCCCAAGGATAAAAGCCTCGACAAGCAAACCTTCGGCGCCGCGCCAAAGACCGGCGGCACGACGGAGCAGGACAAGGCCGCCGCCCTCATCAAGACCCTGGACGACCAGATCGCCGTCAAGGCCCTCGACCTGCAAGCCACCGACAAGCTCACCGAGTCGGAAAAGGAATACGCCCGCGTCCTGCAGCAGCTCGACACCGGCATCCTCAAGGCCACCCCGCGGCAACGCGAACTCATCCTCGGCAAGCTGGAATTTCTGCGCGTCGCCGATCAGGAACTCGTCGCCCAGGAAAAGCAACGCCAGGCCGTCGAGGCGCAGCAGAAAGTCATGGCCGACTACCTGCCCGGACTCGAAGAGCAGGCCCGCAAGCTCGAAGAGGCGGCGACCCTCTACGGACTGAACGAAGCCCAGATCGCCGCCGTCACCCAGGCCCGCCTGGAGGACGCCATCGCCACCGCCAAACAGAACGGCGCCGGCGAAGAGCAGATCGCCTTCCTGGAGCGCGAACTCGCCGCCCGCCGGCGCATCACCACCGCCCAGCAACAGATCCAGGACCAGAAGGAAAAGCTCAACGAGCTTGACGACTTTGCCAAAAACGCCGCCAAGGGTATGCAGGACGCCATGGCCGAATTCCTCTTCGACCCCTTCAAGCACGGCACCCAGGGCATGTTGCAGGGCTTCGGCGAGATGATCCAGAAGATGATTGCCCAGGCCGTCGCCGCCGATCTTGCCCGCAAACTGTTCGGCGACCTGGTGCAGGGCGGGGAGGGCAAGGGCCTGGTCGGCGGGGCGCTCGACTGGCTGGGCGGTCTGCTCAAAAACGCCGACGGTGGCGTCTACGCCGGTGCCGGCATCGGCGCCTACTCCGGCACCATCGTCAGCCGGCCCACGGTGTTCCCCTTCGCCCGCGGCATCGGCCTCATGGGGGAGGCCGGCCCCGAGGCCATCCTGCCCTTGAAGCGCGGCAGCGACGGCAAGCTCGGCGTCAGCGCCGGCGGCGGCCATGCCATAATGGTCAACGTCGCCATGACCGACGGCGATCCCGCCAAGGTGCACCGCGCCGCCGCCGCCGGCGCCCGCGAAGCCCTGGCCATCATCAACGGAGCCCGCCGCTATGGCTGATATTCAAAAAGTTCGCATCGTTTCCAAAAACGGAGTTACCTGGGTTTACGACGAATCCGGCAATGTAATTCCCTCTGTGACCGGGATTTCTTTGGAGTTCTCCCCGCGTGCCGTATTGGCAAAAATAACTATTTTTCGAGTTGTCGACGAGGCAGAAATCGAGGCTGCAGGGAAAGCAAATGGCTGACTTTCTCGAAGAGCGGATCTCCACTCTTGTCCATATGGGTTCGTCGTTCGGCGATGACTACGAAGTCGAGGTTTCTACCACCAGCGCCGACCAGGAATACCGCAGCCTGATCCACCCCTTCCCGCGGCGCAGCTTCGACATTTCCTACGTCATGGAGCAGCAGTACCTGTGGGATGTCGTGGTCAATCTCTACCACCGCGCCCACGGCAGATATGCCGGGTTCCGCGCCCGCTGCGCAGACGAATACAGCACCAACGGCCTCAAGGGCGTGCCCACCGCCTTCGACGAGCCCATGGCCCTGGTGTCGGCCGGCGTCTATCAGCTCCAGAAGCGCTACGGCACCGACAAGACAGCCGGCGCCGCCGGCTACCCGGTGCGCACCCTATTCAAGCCGGTCTCCGGGACCGTGCTCGTCGCCATCGGCGTCACGGCTATCCGCAGCGCCGACTGGGCGGTCAATACCACCACCGGCCGCGTCACCTTCGCCGCCGACCAGGCCGCCGTCGTCACCGCCATCACCAAGGCGGCCAGCGCGGTGCTCACGGTGGGCGCCGGTCACGGCCTGGCGGTCGGCCAGTCGGTGCAGGTCAGTGGCGTGGTCGGCATGACCGAGATTAATGGCCTGCGCGCCCTCATCACCGCCACCACCAGCACCACCATTACCCTGGCCATCAATTCCACCGCCTTCACCACCTACACCAGCGGCGGCGTCGTCCATACCCGTCCCCAGACCGGCGAAGCGGTGACCGGCGGCTGCGAGTTCGACTTCCCCGTCCGCTTCGATTCATCCGTGCCCATCGGCCAGGATTTCCCGGGCTACCGCACCGCCAACGGCATCCGCCTGATCGAATTGCTCAACCCATGAAAACCGTCGTCTCCGACTACAAAACCCTGGTCCTGTGCCTGCGCATCGTCCCGGTGCTCGGCACGCCGGTGCGCCTCACCCGCTACCCGCGCAACCTCACTATGAGCAACGGCCAGGTCTACGTCACCGGGTCGGGCTACGACTTCTCCGGCTACACCGCCGAGTCGTCCATGGCCGCCAGCGCACTCGACCTCGAGGGCATCCTCGGCATCGCCGGCATCGGCCGCGACCAGATCGCCTCGGGCATCTACGACAACGCCCGCGCCTACCTCTTCGCCACCAGCTTCCTCAACCCGGTGGAAGACGAAGAGCCCATCGTCGCCAGTCTGCTCGGCAAAACGCAACTGCTTGACAACCGCTACCGCATGGAAGAAATGGCCCTCATCGACGTGCTGGGCCAGTCCGTCGGCGAAAGCTACACCGCCAACTGCCGCAAGACTTTCGGGGGCACCGAGTTCGGCGGCTGCCAGAAGGCCCTGGGGCCGCTCACCGTTTCCGGCGCCATCACCGCCGTCACCAGCCGGCAAGTCTTCCGGGACGCCGCCCGCACCGAGGCGGCCGACTGGTTCGGCATGGGTTCCATCACCTTCACCAGCGGCCCCAATGCCGGACTCGGCCCCCTGCAGGTCAAGGACTACGTCGCCAACGGCACCTTCACCCTCTACGAGCCGACCTATTACCCGGTCAGCGTCGGCGACGCCTACAGCGCCATACCCGGCTGCCGCCACCGGCTGGAAGACTGCCGCGACAAATTCGGCAACATGCAGCGCTTCGGCGGCTTCCCCTGCGTTCCGACCAGCTCGGTCTATAGCCAGGTGGGGGGGGCATGACGCTCGCCGACGCCATCCTCGCCGCCGCCCGCGCCGCCATCGGCACGCCATTCCGCCACCAGGGCAGGGCGTCCGGTGCGGCCCTCGACTGCGCCGGCCTCGCCGTCCATGCCGCCCAGGAGGCCGGGCTAACCGTTACCGACCTCGTCGGCTATGCCGACCGGCCCCGGGGCGGCGCCCTCGAAGCCGCCCTTGACGTTCAGCCCTGCCTTATGCGCATCCCGGTGGCGAAAGCGGCAGCCGGCGACCTCCTGCTCATGAAATTCAGCGGCGACCCGCAACACCTGGCTATCCACGGGGGAGACACCATCATTCACGCCTACGCCCAGGTCGGAAAAACCTGTGAGCACGACTGGACGCCCGAGTGGCGCAGCCGCGTCGTGCGCGCCTACCGCTTCGTGGAGGTCGCATGAGTAGCGGCGGCCAGGCGCTAGGCGGCATTGTCGGTGCCGTAGCAGGATTTTTCATCGGCGGTCCGAGCGGGGCGCTGTATGGCGCTCAAGTCGGCATGATGGTCGGCGGCTACCTGGACCCCCCCAAGGGGCCGAACATCCAGGGGCCGCGCCTCAACGACATGTCGGTGCAGACTTCCACCTACGGGGCGGTCATCCCGCGCTTGTACGGCACTGCTGCCGTGCACGGCAATATCCTGTGGGTAGAAGGCAATAAGCTTAAGGAGCACGTGCATACCACCAAAAACAAGAGCGGAGGAAAAGGGGGTGGCGGTAAATCGGCTGGAACCACGACGACCTATACCTATTCCGCCACCTTTGCAGTTGGTCTGTGCCGCGGCCCCATCGTTGGTATTCGACGCCTGTGGCTAGCCAATAGGCTGATCTACGATGCTGGGAGTAACGACCCCTCTGTAATTCAAGCGGGTAATGCTATCGCTAGCGGCTGGCGCCTCTATACCGGCAGCGACACCCAGACCGCCGACCCGCGCATCCAGGCCGACCAGGGCGTGGCCAATACCTCCGCCTGGCCAGGGCTGGCCTATCTGGTGATCTACGACCTGGACCTGACCAAATACAGCAACTCGCTGATGGGCGTGCAGGTCAAGGCCGAGATCTGCACCGGCACCGCACAATCCACCATGGTGCAGACCACGGCGGCCATCGGCTGGCAATCCGACCGCAGCGACTTCGGCGCCTGCGTCTTCAACGGCCGCATCGTGCTGCTGGGTGGCGCTTCCGGCGCCAGCCACTCGCCATCGACCTATTACAGCGGCGCCTGGAGCAGCGGTGATGGCATCACGTTTGATAACTATGCAGACTTTGAAGCACGCTTCGGCTTCGGTTGTGCCGTCTTTGATGATCGTATCTGGTGTGTGGCAGGTGGGCGCTATAACCCGGCCGACAGCACCAACTACATCGGCAACGATGTGATCTGGACGGCCGATGGCATCAATTGGTACGGCACGGTGGCGCCCGTCGTAGATCCCAACGTGCCCTTCGACAAGCGTATCATGCCGGCTGTATGCGTCCATGACGGCTACCTCTACGCGGTAGGCGGTATGCAACCCGGCGTCGGCGGTCCGGCGCCCCGCGCCGACGTCTATCGCATGGCCACCGACGGCACCTGGGAAACCATCGCCACCACCACCGCCTGGGCCACCGTCGGCGGCGGCACCGGCCGTCATGGCGCGTCCCTGTGCTCCATGGGCGGTTACCTCTACCTGGTCGGCGGCATCGGCAACCCGTCCGCCTACGGATCGCTCTTCTCCGACTGCTGGCGATCGGCTGACGACGGCGCTACCTGGACCCAGATGACCGCCGACATCGGCTTCGGCACCACCCACCACGGCGAAGCCCAGACGGTGGTATGGAACAACGAGCTGTGGTGCATCGTGCCGCGGGCCAACAACAGCGACACCGTCTTCTGGACCGATGCCTATCACAGTTCCGACGGCATCACCTGGACCCTGGAGCCGCTGACCGCCTTCTCGCCCTACCGCACCGGCGGCGCCGCCCTGGTCTTCAACGGCACCCTGTATTACCTCGGCGGCAACGGCCACCCCGACGCCTCCATCCTGGCCTACCGCGTCATCACGCCGAGCACGGTGCCCCTGGCCAACATCGTCACCGCGGAATGCCTCAACGCGGCCCTGCTTTCCGGCGGCGACCTCAACACCACGGCCCTCACCGACGCCGTGCGGGGCTTCACCGTCGGCTCGGCGGGCAGCATCCGCAGCGCCCTGGAGATCCTGCAGGGGGCTTTCCCCTTCGACGTCATCCAGTCCGGCTACAGTATCAAGTTCGTGCCCCGTGGCGGGGCGTCGGTGGTCAGCATCGCCGAGGGCGACCTCGATACCCGGGCCGGCGGCGAAAAGCCCAAGGACAAGCTGCCCCTGTCCCGGGAGATGCAGACCCAGCTCCCGCGCCGCGTCAGCATCAGCTACCCGGATGTCGACCGCGAATACGACATCAACGAGCAAAGCGTCGAGCGCATCACAGCCGAGGCGGTGAACGAAACCCGCCTCGACATGGCCATCGTGCTCAACGCCGACGAGGCCGCCCAGATCGCCGACGTGCTGCTCGGCCTTTACTGGATGGAACGCACCGAGGTCGGCCCCTTCACGCTGCCGCCCACCTTCCGGACCGTCGAGCCCGGCGACGTGGTCACCGTCTCCCACGCCGGCCAGGTCTACGACATCCGCCTCACCCGAGTGGAGTACGGCGCCACCGGCATCGTCACCTGCCAGGGGCGCTTCGCGTCATCGGCCATTTACAGCAGCACCGCCGTCGGTTCGGCCGGCGCCGCCACCGGCGGCCTGCCGATTTCCCTGGCCGGACCCACCGACTGCCTGCTGCTCGACATCCCGTGCCTTTCCTCCAATCACGACACCTGGGGCGAGACGGCGGCGGTCTACGGGCTCTCGGCGGGCTGGCAAAGCGGCATCCTATACCGCTCCGACGACAGCGGGCAGACCTACAGCACGGTGCAGGGCTTCCTGCTCGGCGCCGACGTCTTCCGCGCTACCACGGTGCTGGCGGCGGGGCGCACCGATATCCCGGACACCGCCAACACCCTCACCGTCAAGCCGGTCAGCCAGGGCGCCAATGTCTTCTCCTGCACCTATGCCGACCTCCTGGCCGGCGCCAACCTGGCCGCCTTCGGCGCGCCCGGCCGCTGGGAGATCATCAGCTTCCAGACCGTCACGGCCGGCGCCGGCACCACCAAGATCCTGCGCGACTTCGGCCGCGGCCTGTTCGGCACCGAGTGGGCCATGACCGCCCACGCCGTCGGCGACATGCTGGTCATGCTCGACTACTCGGTGCTCTCCTTCGTCGGCGTGCCGGCCGCTGCCTATCTGTCTTCACGCCTATGGCGGGCGGTCACCGCCGGCGCCGAGTTCAACGACTACGTCGACACCACCGAAACCTACGGCGGGGTTAACTTGAAGCCCCTGTCGCCGGTCGGCGTGGCGGGCGGGCTCAACACGGCCACCAACGACTTCGACATCCGCTGGACCCGCCGCACGCGCATCGGCGGCGAGTGGATCAACGGCATCGACGCGCCCCTGTCCGAAACGTCCGAAGCCTACGACATCGAGATCTGGGACGCCGGCTTCAACACCCTCAAGCGCACCCTGCACGCCAGCACGCCGTCGGTGGTCTATACCTCGGCCATGGCGACGGCGGATTTCGGCGCGCCGCAGCTCACCCTGGGGGTCATCGTCTATCAGATCTCGGGCAAGATCGGCCGCGGCTACCCGGCGGCCAAGCGCATCTCCACCCCCTTCGTCGATCCCTTCCAGGCCAACGCCCGCCTCATGCTGCACTTCGACGGCGCCGACAATGGCACCGTCTTCACCGACAGCTTCGGCGCCGCCGCCTCCTTCATCGGCTCTCCGGTTACCGTGCAGACCCCTGGCCCGGCCTGGGGCACGGCCTCAGCCAAGCTCGGCAGCAACGGCGCCATCACCCTGACGCCGTGCCCCTTCACCGGCATCGCCAACGGCGCCAGCTACACCATCGAGTTCCGCTTCCGCTCCCTGACCTGGGTGGCCGGCGACCACCAGATGTTCTGCGCCATCTGCGGCACCCAGTTCATGATCGCCGCCGCCGCCGGCGGGGTGGGCAGCGGGTTCATGGAGTTCTTCTTCGAGCAGTACGGCAGCGGCTGGTCGACGCTGCACGCCGCCTCGGCGATTCCCATCACCGACACCGGCTGGCACCACTTCGAGGTGGGCTGCAACGGCACCAACACCTACCTGTTCATCGACGGCACCCTGATCGCCACCAAGGTCGGCGCCGTGAATATCGGGTCCACGGGGCCCTTCACCATCGGCGACCGTAGCGCCGGCACGCCGTCCGGCCAGTGGCTTCTGGACGAGTTCAACGTGATCGTCGGCGCCTGCCGCCACACCGCCAGCTTCGCGCCCTATACGGCACCGTACAACTACTGAGGACACCATGGCCAACTCCACCACCCACCTCGACACCATCATCACGAGCCAGGCGGCCAAGGAAGCGGCGGCCAACGCGGTTTTTGACGCGGCCAGCCCGGCCACCCTCTACGGCCGCCGCGCCTCCACCTGCAGCGGGCTCACCTGGGGCTATTACGGGGGAAACGTCCTCGTCAATGGCGTGCTGACCCAGATCGCCAACGGCACCCTGGCCCTGACCGCCTCGGCGACCAACTACATCGAGGCCAACCCGACCACCGGCGCGGTCAGCAGCAACACCACCGGCTTCACCGCCGGGCGCGTGCCGCTCTACAGCGCGGTGTGCAGCGCCTCGACGGTCACCAGCTACACCGACCAGCGCCTGGCTACCCCGGACACCACCGGCCTGCTGGCCAAGGCCATGAGCGACGCCAACACCACGCTCACCCAGGCCGAGGCGCGCAACCAGATCCTGCAATTTACCGGCACGCTGACCGCCGGCCGCCAGATCGTCGTCCCCCTGGTGCCCAGGCAATACACCGTTTTCAACAATACCACCGGCGGTTTCGCCCTGACCTTCATCGGCGCCACCGGCACCGGCATCGCCGTGGCGGCGGGCAAGCGGGCCATCGTTTATGCCGATGGAACCAACGTGGTGCGGGTCACCGCAGACGCCTGATTGATAATAGCCGCCACGGAGCGGGGAGGGGGAAGCATGGCGGAGCCAGCAGCAACCGCGACGACGATAGTGATAACCGGGTCCGGGCTGGTCATCGTCGGACTGACCACCGGACTTCACCCGTTGCTGCTCGTCGCTGGCGCCGCTGGCGCCCTGTGGGCACAGTTCTACATCGGTGAGCTGCCCATCTTCCAGCGCGTTTCCCTGATCATCATCGGCGCCCTGGTTTCCGCCTGGGGAGCACCGCCGCTGGTATGGGCGCTGCCTGAACTTCCGGGATGGCCACGGGGAATTCCGGTGGACGGCATGATGGTGCCTCTTGCTATTACCATTGGCCTGCTGTTTCACACGGCCGGCGGCGTAGCCGTTCGCTGGCTGTCCGGGTTCAAGCGTCCGCTGGAGAATCGATGATGGACATCATCAATCAACTGGCCGCCGTCCTCGCCTGCATCGTCGTGGTCGTCAGAACCGAGCCGGCCATCAATCGCATGGACCCGTCCGTGCCGCTCCTGCTGCGGCTTGCGTTCTGGTGTCTCTGCGTCGCTGCGCTGGGCGCTGTCGCCGCGGTGGTGGCCGGCCAGGTGCCGCCATGGCCGGCCACCCTGGGGGCCGCCGGCGTGGCCCTGCTGCTGATCTGCGAACGCCGTATTCGCTATCTAACCCGGCCGCCGAAGGGGCGCCATGATGCCGCACAAAAAATGTAAACCCTGCAAGCGACCCGATTGCTGGGATTGCGAGGAACTTGATGCCCATGATCGCCGCGTCCACGCCGCGCTCTTGCTCGTCTCGGGCTTCGCCGTCGCCATCCTTTTCTTGAGCGTCATAGAGGCTATATTGCCATGATCGACACCGAATCCGCCCTGGGGTACACCAACACCCAGGCCTTCCTCGCCCTCATCCGCTGGTGCGAGGGAGCCGGCTATCACACCCTGTTCGGCGGCGCCTACGCCGAGTCCCTCGCCGATCACCCGCGCCGGGCCATCACGGCCCACCTGGGCGGCCGGAAAATCACCAGCACGGCCGCAGGCGCCTATCAATTCCTCGAAAAGACCTGGGACGAATGCGCCGCCGCGCTGAACCTGCCGGACTTTTCCGAGCGCAGCCAGGACCGCGCCGCCGTTTATCTCATCTGGCGCCGCGGCGCGCTTCTAACGGTTCTGGCGGCGGACTGGGGCTCCGCCATCCTGGCCTGTAACCGCGAATGGGCCAGCCTTCCCGGCAGTCCCTACGGCCAGCCCACCAAGACCATGGACGCCTGCCTCAAGTTCCTCTCCGAGCGCCTGGGCGCCCCTACGCCCGCGCCGACCATCGCCAACCCACCGCAGGAGAACGCCGTGATCCACGTCCCTCTCATCGCCGCCCTCATCAAGGCGGCTCCGTCACTGATCAGTATCTTCGGCAATGGCGAGCGCGCCGCCGAAAACGCCAAGGCCGCCGAAGTCGTCGCCGACATCGCCAAGACCGTCACCGGCCAGCCGACCGTAGAACAGGCTGTCGAGAAAATACAGGCGGCGCCGGAAGCCGCCCAGGCCTTCCGCGTCGCCATCGCCGACAAGTGGGGCGACATCATCGGCGAAGCCGGAGGCGGCGGCATTGCCGGTGCCCGCGTGGCGGACGCCATTGCCACGGCCAACGAGCATGCATGGCGCTCACCGGCCCTGTGGATCGCCGCCGCGCTGCTGCCCATGGCCTATCTGGTGGTCGCCGCCGTCCTCTTCGGAGAAGACTGGAGTGCGGAGATCAAGGCCATGGTGGTATCGAGCGTGCTCTCCCTGGTGCTGGGTGCGGTCAGCGGCTACTACCTGGGTACAAGTTACAGCAGTCAGCGGAAAACCGACATGGCGGGCAAGTGACATGGGCGGCGGCAACCTCCGACACCTCGGCATGATCGCCACGAGCAATAGCTGGCGGCGATTCTGGCTTTCCTGGCGCTGGGCGCGGTATCCCAAATGCGCCTGATGGCCAACTGCTGGCTGGTGGCCATGTGGATCTGGCTCGCCGGCCACTGCCGCAACTATGCCTGGATCAGGCGGTCCCACTCCTTTCGCGGCCTGATCCCGCACTTCGGCACGGCGGAGCGGGCCGGCTGGCGCTACCTGCGGATCATCGAGTACATCCCGCCCAAGCGTGACCTGTGGTCGCGGCGCAATATTCTGGTCCTGTTCGACGGACACTACCGGGTGTGGCACATGCGCGTGACATCTGTGCGCCGCTGGGCAACCCGTGAGCAGGCGCTGGCCGATCTGTATTTCGGTAAGGGCGAGATATCACCGCCGGTCTGATCGTCGATTCCTTGCCGCGAAATTTGTGCAGGTAAGCCCAGACATGGGTCGGGCGCAGATCCTCGGGCGCCATCTTGCCAAAGGTCTTTTTGAGTTGGGCGGCTTCCAGGAGGTTCGATTCCAGCGTGGCGGCGGATAGCTTGCCGCTGGCAACGCGCTTTCCCCGGTCCTTGATGAGGTCGTCGATATGGTCGGCCAGGGTTCCCGGGATGGCCAGGTCGCCGTCGAACTCCAACAGGCGCTTCTTTGCCTCGCGTAGGTCGTGACCCAGATTGATGCGCTGATTAGCCGGCGTGATGGTGTAGTAGGTCGTCGTGCGCTTGCCGCGGTAGACGTACAGGCGATCCATCCCCAGCTCAAGGTTTTTCTTGCGTCGCCCGATCATCACGCCGCCTGGCCTCCCCAGTGAGAAAAGTCGGGTTCACTATAGGTGGTACTGGCGCCTTTAGCGAGTCCGCCCCGTTGGTCGGCGTAGGCCACCAGCACCTTCGGCCGGCCCATAGCGGATACCGAATACACCCAGCCATTCTGCTCAAGCCAACGGATCTGCGCCGACGGTTTTTCCTTGTCGGTGAGTTCCTTTAGTTGGTCGGCGGTCATGTAAGTGGCCATGGGGTGTCCGGTTTGTCCTACCTGTACAAGAATATTGGACGGATTTGTCGTCTACTACTTGTTAGAGCGCATGCGTATCAGTTCGGCGCAATCAAGCGCTGCGCCTGAAA